GAAGCGGAATCACGGGAACTAGCATCCTGCAGGAGTATGCGCTTCACGGTGTTTACATAAACGTAGAAGGAATCCCGCACGATGTTCTTGTCGGCGTGGAGAAAATGCAAGCCTATTTGCGGTTCCGTGACGATTCGCACTGGGGCAAGGGACGACCGAAATGGGTTATATCTCGCAACTGCGTAAACTTCCTGCGTGAAATGAAGAAACTACGTTGGGGTACTTATAGCTCCGACAAGACGGCATATGAAATGAATAAACAAGAAGTCGTCCACAAGAAAGATGACCACGCTTTTGACTCCGCTAGGTACTTTGCTACAACACGACCTGACTTGACTCCGTTTAACGTAGAAATGCCAAAAGAACCTCCGACTACGCTAAGATACGAAGAGTTACTTTTGCGGATGCAAAATGACCCCGAAGTATCCTTTGCGGATAGTGACCCAGAGTGGGTAACAGTTTCTTCATATGGTGAATACTACTAAGGAGTAATATGACAAGCCGATTCAGCGTAATAGATACGCCTGTCCTTAGCCCTGGACATTGCTGGATTACTAGAACTACCGATGGTCCATTTATTGACACAAGTGTTGATGTGGGTCGTATGCACATTGAACGTGGGCGAATTTATTTATCTGTAGAAGTTGTCAGAGAAATGGCTCGCGTGGCAGGAATTCTCGACGAAGGCAAATCCGTTTCTGTCGAACTCAGAGAGCAAGAGTTGTACAACAAAGGCTATTCAGACGCACTTAAGGAGAACTATGGAGATTTACTTCACAATCTTACTGACCGTATTGCTGTTGGCAACGTGGGCAATGCTGTACCTGCAACAGGTGGAGCATCGCCAGTCGTTGAAGAGCTTGCAGGAGGAGCATACGAAGCAAGTGAAGTTGCTGGTAGCTCTGAGCGAAAAAGCTCAAGCACTGGTAGCGTCAAGCGACCCTCTCGTGTATCAGCAGATACAGGCGATGAGTCTGCCTACAGGTTATGATGGATACCAGGACTACGACCCATCTGATGAGGCCGAAGCCGAACGTATCAGTAAGCGTAACCCCAATCTTGCCGCGGAAGGCGAAATAAATGGCGAAGAAACCAGAAGCATCCTTGCCGAACTCACAGGAGTCGACCCCGAATTCTTTAGTAACTGAACTTCCTGACTCTGGTATCAACATTGACCAGTTTCGTGACAGTCAGGAAGCTGAGAAACTTGTAGCGTGGGTTCAAGAGCAGTGGGGCAAGGCTAAGCAGAATCGTAGCCAGAAGCAACTGCAGTGGTACGACAACATGTCAATGTTCTACGGTCAGCAGTGGCTAGAGCAGACTCGTAGCGCGTTCCCCTCAGAATTCCGCGACAAGATGTTTTCTCCTAAGAAGCCTTATTATCACCAGCGTAAGACGGTTAACCGTATTCGTGCGTATAGCCGTTGGGAACTGTCGAAGCTTCTGTCGCAAACTCCTTCGGCTCGTGCTGTTGCTGCTTCTTCTGAAGACCAAGACCAGCGGGCTGCGTATGCTGCAGAGCAGGCTTGGACTTCGATTAGTGAGGGCAAGAACCTGAAGCAACAGTTCAACCGTGCGATGTGGTGGACTGTTATGACGGGTACTGGGTTTATTAAGACTCAGTGGGACCAGTTGTGTGTCGATAAGACTTCAGGGCAGCCTGGTGACATTAAGTTCGGTAACATCACCCCCTTTCACCTTTTTGTTCCTGACATCCGCGAACAGGACATTGAAGACCAGCCGTTTGTTATCAACGCTTACACGAAGCCTGTCGAATGGTGCTACCACTACTTTGCTAACGAACTCAAAGGTAAGACACTCCAACCGTCAGTTTCCAGCGCTAACCAAATTATTGACGAAGCGTATTTGAACCTTGGCGCTGGACGTGCACCTGATTCGGTTATTGTGTACGAAACATGGGTAAAACCTGGTGGTACCAAGTTGCTACCACAGGGCGGTGTCATTATCAGCATTGACAGCTACCTCATCAACATTTACCGTGACGGAATCCCTTACAAGCACGGAATGTACCCATACACCAAGTTTGAGCACATTCCTACGAGCACGTTCTATGCAGACTCCCCTATCGTTGACCTCAAAGAACTTCAGCGCGACTACAATCAGTTGCGTTCGGAAATCTCTGAAGCAGGTCGCCGCATGGCTAAGCCTCAGCTCATCGCTCCTGTCGGTTCCATTGTGCCGTCCAAGATTACTAACGAGCCTGGACTTGTTATTCAGTACAAGCCTGGTATGGCTCCGCCTCAGCCGATTCCGCTTAGCCCGCTTCCGCAGTACTACCTTGACCAGCAAGACCGAATCCTCAACGACTGGATTGACATTTCTGGTGAGCGTGAAGTTTCGCGCGGTAGCACTCCTGCGGGTGTCACTTCAGGTACGGCTATTGCTTACTTGCAGGAAGCATCAAACCAATACCTGACCCCGCAGTACCAGAGCATCGAGCAGGGCTACGAAAAAATTGCTATTCAGACCATCAACCTGTTCCAGCAGTATGTAGACCTTCCCCGCAAGATTCGTACCATTGGAGCTGACGGCGCTTTTGACACCATGATGCTTCAAGGTGCTGACATTACTAACGGTACTGACATCCGTGTCGAGCCTGGTTCCAGCATTGCCAAGTCCAAAGCAGCTCAGGAAGCACGAGTCATGGACATGTTCTCCGTAGGAATCATTGACCAGAACCAAGCCAAGCAGTTGCTTGAAATGGGTGGTACGCAGAAGATTATGGACACGGTTAACACGGCAGAGCGTAAGGCTCAGCGTGAGAACATCAAGATGAAGATGCTTCAGCCACAAGAAGTCATGATGGCTCAACAACAGCAACAACAGCAAGTTATTGCACAGCTTGACCCAATGATGTTGCAAGACCCGATGGTACAGCAGGAGATTCAAAACATTCCTGCACCGCTTCTGGTCCCTGTCGATGACTTTGACCTCCACCAAGCGCACATTGAAACTCACAATCGTTTCCGTATGTCGCAGGAGTACGAGCTTCTTCCGCAGGAAATCAAGGCTCAGTTCGAGCAACACGTTGCTACACACGAACAATACATTCAGCAATCAGCCATGATGGGCTTCCTCAACCAAATTCCTAGTGACGGTAGCGTTCCTGGACTCCCCGACAGTGAGGGACAGCAAGATATGTCTGTCGATGTAGGTGGACCAGAAATGGCAGCAAACGGCGCAGTGCCGAACCCTTTAGGGTAGTAAATGCTACACTAAACGTGTAATCACAAGATTACACAAAAATCGAATACAATAGAGACAGCTAGGGCCTCGGAAGAGGTACGGCGTTAGGAGTACAAGTGGACGACCTTACTGGTACAGATTCAGTGGACACCTCGGCAGAGGTACCTACAGCGGATTCAGGGCCCGTAGACGGCGGAGATAATCTCGCCAGCGAAGCTGGAGGGAATCCCGCGTGGGAGTCTCTTCGTACAAAGCTCGACCCCATCAGCTTCAAGAGTATTGAGGAAGACCTCAAAGGCTGGGACAAGAGTGCGGAAACCCGTATCTCAACCCTAAACAGCCAGCTCAAGACCTACAAGGACTTGGGTGAAGTTGAGCAGTTGCAGTCATATGCAGCCCTAGCTCAGCAAATTGATGCTCAACCAGAAGTAATCTATGAGGCGCTCGGTAACTTCCTCCGTGAAAACGGACGTATGCCTGAAACTCAAGAAGAGTTGCAGGATGCGGTGGATGAAACCGAAGATGGTCAGGAGTACCGCGACCCCCGTTTTGACGAACTTCAGCAGCAACAGGAACAGATGCGTCAGTTCCTTGAGCAGCAGGAAACCGCCAGAATGGAACAGGAAGCAGATAAAGCTCTTGAACAGGAAATCGGGCAACTTCAGCAGTCTTTCCCCGACTTTACCCAAGACGACATTCAGGAAGTTTTGATGCGAGCAGCATTTGAACTTACTAATGGCTCAGAACGTAAACTCGATGAGATTGCCAAGGAGTACATTGAGAAAACCGTCAACCGTATTCGCGCAGTACCGCGACCTGGAGATTCAGCCCCAAGACTACTTCCGACTTCAGGTGGAGTACCTACCAGCAATGGTCAGGGAACCCCACTTGGCAAAATGTCGAGGAGTGATGTGCAATCGCTCATCGCCGCCTCGCTTCAACAAGGAACTTAAAGCTTAGTCTCCTACTAACCAAACAGAAAGTAGGAACGGCAAATGCCAACTAACCTCTCGACTATTGAGTCGTACATGAAGGAGGTGTACCAGGGACGTATCCGCGAGCAGCTCAACGACGAAATCGTCGCACTGAAGCGTGTTACGCGAAGCGGCTCTGGTGTCACCAACGAAACTGGTGGAAAGTATGTCACTTTCCCCATCCACACCAAGCGCAACTCAGGTATCGGTTCGCGCCTCGAATCTGAGGCTCTTCCGACCCCTGGTCAGCAAGGCCACGCTGCAGCTCGTATTGGGCTGAAGTACGGCTACGGTGGTATCCAGCTCACTGGACAGGCTATCTCGCTTTCGTCAACCGATGCAAAGGCTTTCGCCCGCGCATTGGACAACGAAGTTGAAGGCTTGAAGAACGACATCAAGAAGGACTTGAACCGTCAGATTTATGGTTCGGGTAACGGAGCCATCGGTGTGGTTAAGACGACCTCATCCACGGTTAACATTGTTCCCGTCACTGACGCTCGCCTGTTTCAGATTGGTGCTGTCGTAGATGTCATCACGCTGCCCTCGACTGTTGCAATTTCGGCTCGCACAGTCACCGCAATCTCGCTTGCTTCTGGCGCAAACACTGTTACCCTTTCGGGTGCGGCGTTCAACGTCACAGCAGCGCAGATTATCACTCGCACGGGTTCGGGACCCTCGGCAAGCGGAAACCGTGAACTCACGGGTCTCGCTGCAATCGTCTCAAGCTCGGGAACGCTGTACAACATCGACCCCTCGACGGAGCCTGAATGGACCGCCGAAGTTGACTCGAACAGCGGAACGGGTCGCGCACTCTCCGAATCGCTCATGATTAAGATGGTTGACCGTATCCGCACACGCGGTGGTTCGACCACTCTTATCCTGCAGTCGCTCGGTGTTCGCCGTGCGTACTTCAGCCTCCTGTCGCAGTACCGCCAGACGGTAAACACGCAGGAATTCACTGGTGGGTTCTCGGGACTCGCGTTCACGACTGACCGTGGAGAAATCCCTGTCATCGCGGATGTCGACGCTCCTCTCGGAACGCAGTACTTCATCAACGAAGACACCATGACCTACTACCGTGACGAGGACTGGCACTTCCTAGACCGTGACGGCTCGATGTGGAAGCAGGTTCGTGACTCCAACGGAGACTACGACGCCTACTACGCTCGCATGGTTGAGTACCACGAGCTCGGCTGTGACCGCCGTAACTCGAACGGTGTCATTCAGGACATCACTGAGGGCTAAGCCGTAACGAGTGGGGTCAGTCGGCAACGGCTGACCCCATTCTTATGTCTGAAAGGGTAAACTCTTACTATGACCGAACTTGCTACGACCACAGCACTTACGACTGACCCTCAAGTGTGGAATTCCGAGCGCGGGCAATTTATCAACGAAAATCACCGCCGATTTGCAGAAATTCTATTTGACTTCAAACCGACGTATTCGCTAGTTTTTATTCCAGAAATTGACCGTACTACCCCCGATGACCACGCAAAGCCGTTTGCTATTCTCGACAGCCCCGAAGGTGTGCCTCCGTACATTGTTCGCTACATTACAGCGAAAGAAATGGAAGCACCTGAGAAAATTGTGGCATGGTTGTTTATGGGCGACACAGTGCGTCACGGAGCCGAGAATGTGTTTAATCGTATTCAGGCTGAAGAAGATGCCAAAAAACTCATGGAACTAAAGAACCGTGAGGATGAGCTTGAAGACATGGCAGAGTTTGCTGAGTTTATGCTTAATGGCGGTAACAGTAAGCTTCACACATTCAAACATAACGGACAGGTATTTGAACGATGAGCTATAACAACCCTACTAAGAAAGTTCAAGACGTTGCTGCTGCAGTAAAACGCATCTTTGGTGACGAGTCTGGTGTCCAACTTGTTGATGGCGATGTCATTACTTGGACTAACGAAGCACAGCAAGCGATTGCTAGTAGCACTAAAGTGTTGAAGTCGAAGGCGACTACGCCCATGACTAGCGGTGACAACACTTATTCGTTGACTAGCATTGTCCCTGCTATCTTGCAGATTGAAAGCCTACTTGTCAATGGTCGCCGTGTAGGTAACATGTCTGTTGCTCAGGCTGAGGAAAGCATTTCGACTACTGACCCTCTCGCGGAAGAAACTGGGTTCCCCCACTTCTGGTATGAATGGGCTGGAGAGATTACGTTCTGGCCTCGCCCCAACCTTGATGCCACAATTACTATTCGGTACAACGCATTGCCTACTGTCGTAGTTAACTCAACTGACCTTCTGTCGCTTCCTGACGAGTTTTTTGGCGATGTAGTCAATTATGTTCTTGGTAAAGCGTATGAAATGGATGAAAACTCGCCCATGATGAGCTACAAAAAGCAGGAGTTTGATTCTGCAATGTTGGGGCTTACAGACGAAGAACGCATTGCCCAGAATATGACCTACGAAACGGTCACTATTTACGACACCTTCTACTAGGAGCTTTATGCCTGGGCAACTAATACCTGTAGGACCTTTTACTGGGGGTCTTAATACTTTCAGTGACCCGTCCACCATTCTCAATAACGAATTAGTTGTAGCTAAAAATGTTGAGTTGGACTTTGACGGTTCCATCAAGTCACGCCCACCATTTACCAACGAAAACTACAACCTCACGTTGGGTGCTACAGGCGACCTCATGCTTTTAGGTTACTTTTACGAAAGTGATGGCACAGCCGTACTTATTGGTACCAACGGGCTGGACAACACTTACCGATTTACAGGTACTGCTTGGGTAAGCCTGTTTGGTGTTTCAGGTACAGGCAAATTTGCTGCTAGTGCAATGACTCAATATGATGCTAAAGCGTGGTTGGTAGCTCCTATTGGTAGTGCTAATCCTGGCGGATATTGGGTTTCTGGGGGAACTTACGGTACTTTTACGGCACAAGCCAACATGCCCAAGGGTGCCACTATTCTTGCCCACAAGGACCGACTTTGGGTGTCCTACGGGTCAGCATCAACTCCGACAAGGCTGTACTACTCCAACGTCCTTGGCGACCCGTTGGGTCTGTGGGTTGCATCCCCCGACTTCCTAGATGTTGGGTACGGCGATGGGCAGTCGATTATGCAGGTAATTGTGTATTTCAATGGTCTGCTCATTTTCCGTAGCCGAAGCATCTACAGCTTTAGCTACACTGACGACCCTGCCGCTGGCACCTTGTCTCAAGTTGTTGGCGGTATCGGAGTTGCCAACAAGGAATCTGTCGTACAGTACGAAAGCTACGTTTACTTCCTTTTTGATGACCGTGCCTACGAATTTACTAACGGACGAGCCGCTCAACTCAACATTAAAGTACCGTTTACTTCTACAGACTCCGTAAACATTTATTTAAAATCCTCTGTGTCGGAATTCAATCGTCGCGTCATTTTCTCTCACTACGACACGATGTACGTTTTTAGCCTCCAAACTCGTACCTGGACTACCTGGAAGACAAGCGTTTACGGCTCAATCGGCAAAATTGTTAAACGCGAGACAGAAGACTTTGATGCTAAAGCCTATACTCATAGTTCCACAACTGCTACGGGTGTTACTCGCGTAGCCAAACTGTTGGCTATTGCTGATGTAATTACTGCTGTTGGGGAAAGCATTGAGTGCATAATTCAAACCAAAAACTTGGACTACAACAGCAGTTCTATTTACAAACGCCTTTTCTGGTGGGGTGCTGACATTAGCGCAAAGGGAACAGTGACAGCAATCGCGTCACCTGTTAGTTTTAGTTCGCAAGTTACTTGGGGTCAACTTCGGTTGACTACTTGGGGCAATCTGCTGAACTTTACTTGGGGTCAACCACAAACTCCGCAAGACACTGTTGAAACTGTACGCAGCACGGCAGGTACTAGCCCTGGGCGCAAGTTTCTCAAATTCTTGAAGAGCCTCCGATTTCGACAAATTAACTTCAAAATAGTTATTAACATTGACGGTACTTCGGACACATCGCCTATGAGAATCTTCTCATTCTCTACTTTTGTCAACGCAAAAGAAACCGTCTCAAAAGCCATTACCTAGTACAATACTTATATGGCACCTGTCGGCAAGCGTTTTTCCGAGCCCGCAAAAGCGGGTGGCGGATTCAACGCCTATGCTGCAGGAGCTAAGCACTATGGTGCTGGACGTTCAATGCCTACCGTAGGCAAGATAGCTAATAAAGCTGGCTACAAGGAACGTGATGTAAAAGCTTCTGCCCGACGTAACGCTTTGTTGAGAAGAATGGGTAAGTAATGGCTAAGTCAGCTGCGTGGACCCGCAAAGAAGGTAAAAACCCTCAAGGTGGTCTAAATGAAGCAGGTCGCCGTTCTTATGAGAAGCAAAATCCTGGCTCTGATTTGAAGCCCCCAGTGAAGTCAGGAGACAATCCTCGACGCTCATCGTTCCTGTCGCGTATGGCTGGAAACTCAGGTCCTGAGCGTAAACCTAACGGCGAGCCGACCCGTTTACTGTTATCATTACAAGCATGGGGTGCGTCCTCAAAAGCAGACGCTCGTCAGAAAGCTGCAGCAATTCAACGAAGGATGGGAAAATAATGCCAGTACCCAAGGGAATGAACCCCAAGGCTTTTTATGCCAAGGAAGAGATGCACAAGAAGGGTGCCAAAATGCACTCTGAGGGTGCTAAAGCGGAGAAGTCCGAGCACTCTCCTCGCAAGAAGGCCATTATGAAGAAGATGGGTAAGTACTAATGTTTGGTACCAATAAGCCTGCTTACAACAAGCCGATGAAGCCAGGGAAGCCGATGAAGCCGACTGGCGGGCCTATGCCTAAGTTCCCCATGCCCCCTATGGCTGGCGGTCCAATGCCTAAGCCTTCAAAGAACCAGCAGTCCCTAGACGCAATCAAGCGCCGACTTCAAGGAATGTAGTGGCTAGGGTTAAGGGAACTCCTCAAGACCAGTTAGCTGGAGATAGCGTTTACGCTGCTCAGGTAGCTGCCCTTAACCGCGCCCTCCAGAACTTTCAAGCCAATCAAGCACTCGGTGCTGACTTTCAAAACCAGGACTACAGCAAGGGTCTTCGTAACCTTGGCTTTAACGCTGGTACAGGTCAGTATGATGTCGAAGATAAGATGCAGGGCTACGGCGGAGCAACTAACGCTGCCCGACAAAACTACGCTGGTCGTGGCATGCTTCGTTCCTCTGGCTATGGCACTACTACCGCTAACCTAAACCGTTCGTTTAATGACCAGAAGTCCAGCATGGACCAGGCTCAACAGAATTTTAAGTCACAGCAAGCTCGTGATGCAGCTCAGTATGAGGGTGAAGCTAAGGATGCTCAGCTGATGGCGCGTGAGGCTGCTATTCAGCGTCGTCGTCAGGCTTTGATGATGGGATTGGGTGGTTAATAATGGTAGCTAACTATCTTGAGGGTGCCATTAATCAGGCTAACCTAAGCAAAAATCCTGCTAGTAGTGTGTATAAAAACCCATTCTTTTCATTTATACGCCCAACTACTAATTTGCCTAAGCCTGGCTCTAAAGGACCACTTGCTTCTGCAGTCCCCCCTGTTGTCGCTGACCGAGCAGTTAAAGACAGAACTACTGTTGCAGCAGACGCAGGTTTGCCTGACTTTCTAGCACAATCAGCCGCTGCTCTTCGCGGTGTTGATTATGGCGCTTCTGCGGCACAACTTCAGGATAATGCCGCAGTAGCTCGTGCTCGTGTTGCTTCCCTATATAAAGCTCTCCAACGTGAGCGTAGAGATGCGGAATCAATTTATCAAGGCTACCGCGACACTGCTGAGGAAAGCATTGGTTCTTCGGCTGAGCAAGCTGCTTCTGACATTGCAGCTGGTTACGAAAGCGCGTTGCAGAATCAAGCTAGTGAGATGGCGGCCCTTGGACTTGCCGACACGTTGGCTCAGAGCGCTACGTCTAACATGGCTGAAGACCAGGGCTACAACATGGGCACTGCGGCTAAATTAGGTAACGCCTACAAAAATGCTAATACGCTTGGCGGAGCTGCTGACCTTGCGTACAACCAAGGCATGATTGGTTCCGCTGGTTTTGCTAGTGCTGAAGGTCAGGCGCAGATTGACCAACAACTGTCAAATCTTTTGGCTAATCTCGCCATGCAACAACAACAGTCCAATGCTCAACTTCCGATGCAGCAACTGGAATATGCTCGCGGGCTTCAGAGTTTTTCACAGGCTAACCAGCCTGCTGGTCTTAGCCCTTCTGATGAGATTGCTCTTCAACGTATTTCTGCTGACCAAACTCGTTCTATGAATCAGCGTAAAGATGAGATGGTTCAGTTCTTTATGGATAAAAAGGGTATGGACCTGCAGCAGGCTATGCAAGCCGCTAATGATTACTTTGCATAGTACATAGTATTATGTACCTATGGCTATTGAGAATCGACCAAGTCAGAAACTGGTCTCTGATTATTTAGCCAAACTTGGTACTAATGCAGGTCAATACAAGCCTTTTAAAATAACAGGCGTTACTAAAGGTGTCGACAATTACAACGCTGACGTTGACGCTTCTGGCAATGACTTTCTGTCGTGGCTAGGTGACATTGTCTCGCGCCCCCTCTTTGCTGTTACAGAGACAGCAAGTTCTATTGCCGATTTAGCCGACAAGAACCAGAAATTTGACCCACTATCTGCAATAGGAAATGTTGTTAGTGCTCCCTTTAGGGGATTCTTTTCGACTAACCCTGCTGACAAAATCTACACAGGCGACCTTATAGAAAAAGTTGCAGACATTGCAGGGGCAAACTCAAACCCTAACTATGTCAATAAAGAAAACAACGTCGACCCTGTGGTCAAGGGAGTTGCAGGATTTGTTGGCGATGTGGCACTAGACCCTACAACTTATATTGGTCTTGGTCTGTATAAGAAACTTGGGGAGAAGATTGCTGGAGGTGTGACTAAGACTGCCGCTAAAGCGTCTAAAGCTATGGAGGCTACTCCAGTCTTAGGAACAGCGATAAAGGCTGCACAGAAAGCGGCAGAAACTGTGGTTCCGACAAGCACTGCCGATGAGGTTGTAGATGTAGCTGCTCAGTCGAAAGTGGTTGCAGATGCTCAGGTGGCTGAAGCTGCTAATGACATTGTTAAAGAATCTGTAACTCAGATTCCTGCGGATGTTACTAGGTATCTTGATAAATCCTTGAACGAAGTTATTAAGGCAAAGCGTATTAAGGGTGGTAAGTCTTCAGTTTTGGCGAAGATAGAGAACTATACTAATTCCTTCGCACCTGCCGACGACGTAATAAAAGCGGGAATTCTTCGTACGGAAAAAATTGATTCGTTTGATGAATACCTTGGCGAAGTTATTAAAGTCAACAAAGCGTATCCTGGAGAATTAAACACAAGACTTACTCGCAATGGCGAATCGTTAGTTATTAAGCCTGCCAGTGAGGCAGCTAAAGCCGTTAAGTTTTTGAAGAGTCCTAAAGCTGCTGAGGTTCGAGCACTTGAAACGGCAATCACTAAGGCTCAGTCAATCGTATCGTCTGCGATAAAAGAAGAATCTAGACTTCTCGATTTGCCTTTGTCGGCAGGTAATGATGAAAGTCTTAAAGCTGTTGCTGCCCGTATTCAAGGTGGCGAAAAACTTATTGCTGAGAGTAAAGCAAAGATTGAGGCTATTAGGGAATCAACTCCAGAACTGTCGATTATGGCAGAACTTTACGGTAGATTCCTAGGTTCTTTTGAGGGTAGAGGTGTCACAGGAGTAAGCCTTTTTGGCGATGTCGTCGCCGTGGGTAAGAACGAAACACTTGATGCTCTTCACATGTATCGACTGGAATATGCTTACGATAGGCAGTATGTGGAGGAACTTTTTGGTCGACAATTAGCCAGGGAACTTAGCAACCTTGGTCAACAAAAGTTTGACACTTATGTCAATGGCATTGCTCAGTTGCTTCGACCCGATGGTGTTATAGCAGATTCTGCTATTGCTTTGGGTATGGCTCCTAAGAACTCTTTGGCTGGCGCTCAAGCAAACTTCTTAAAGCATGTTGGGATTGATTACCCGTCGTTCCAGAAAGCTTTGCAGATTGCCAATAACCGTATTGTAGTCTCGCCTCTTACTGCTGCGTCGTCTACTGACGAGACTTTGCAGGCTTATTTCTTTACCGAAAAACTTGGTGAGTTTGCCGCTAAGTATCGTCTTGGCGGAGCAGATGAGGCTCAGGTTGTTAACGATATTGTCATTGATGCTATTCCAGAGGTAGTCACTAAAAACTTTGACAAGAAATCTATTGTACAAACACACAATGTTCCTCACACAAAAAACCCTGATGTCCTTAGAGATTCTCCTATCTTTGGAGAAGGTACTGGTATTGACATTAAAAATGCAAATACCTATACCCAAGCTGATTTGTATGTTGCTCTTGCTACTCGTGTCAACAAGTACCTCCGCACTATTGAGAAAGACAAAGGCTGGGGTGCTATTGCAATTCGTACTCGTATGATGCGGGCCGCTACAAAATCTGCTGAAGATTACTTTGCGGCTAACGGTATTTATCTGCACCTAGACCAAGGTGCTCGTAAACCTCGATTTGCCTTGACGATGACTAATATTCTCGACACGCTGCTTCCCTTGGAAGAGGCATCTAAGGGAACTAATCGTGACGCTCAGCAACTTATTAGTGCAGCTCTTTACAATGTTGAAGGTAAGCCGAAGTTTGCTGATGACGTGCAGATTGCTCAAGTTGGTTCAGCCGTAAAAGCTTCAATTTTTATGGATGCCACTGTTGTTGCCCTAAACACTGGAGATGTTGAGGCGGTCAAGGCAGCTCTTATGACCACCACTCGTCGTAATGGCGGAGACCTAGAAAACTGGCTATCTAAACCTGAAGCCATTGGTCGTGTTGGATTTGTTCCTAAGAAAATGGTTAAGTTCGACCCAGTTACTAAAGAGATTGTTACCCCTATTGCGGGAACCTTTGCTGTAAAAGGCAAAAATGGCGTTTACATGGGAATCAAAGCCAAAACAATTATTGACAACGTAGCTCAAATGCTTGTCGACAGCCGCGAAGAATTGCTTGCCCTAGCTAAGGCTAACGAAGAGCTAATTGGGGTTACTCGTAAGGCAAACATTTTTGCAATTACGGCAGCAGCTACTAAAAACATCTTGGCGCATGCGGCTGACCCCATGCTCCGCGCACAATCGCTCCGCGAATTGGCAGATGTAGGCGCTGTTGTGGATGATGTAGCCGCTAAAGCAGGAGCTGACTCAGTTGCTAATGCTGCTGCTCACGCAAATGTCGATGCCGCCATTGACCCAGTAAAGCGTACAGTTGCTAGGTCGGCGGTCAAGAAATCTGGCGCTCAAGAAGCAGAAACAGCCGCTAAGACTAAGGCTGAAAAAGCTAAAGCTGCAAAGCAAGTTGAGGATGCTCAGGCTGCTCGCATGAAAGCTGCTGCTGATGAAGAAGCGCAGATTGCTGAAGAACTTAGGGCATCTCCCGACAACCCCCAGGATGTTCAGGACATATTGGATGCATCAGGAGGGGCTCGCCAGTGGACTGATGAAGCCTACGCTGGAATTAAAGTTTATGTAATGAAGTCGCCCTTCCTGTCGAGAATGGCTGAACGATTTGTTGGTAGCTGGGGGCTCAAGTCGAGCAAACTTAACCTGTTCCGTTTGGCGCGTACCTCAATGGCGCTTACTCGTATTGTTCGAGGAGAACGCACCAAGGCTTATCGTCAGTTAGGTATTGAATACGGAAACTTGTTGCAAGACGGTAAGACGACAGAGCTTACTCAGGCTCTTCGTAACATCCAACTTGGACTCATCAAGGACGTAAATCCGCGAGTCACTGAGGCTATGGCTAAACTTCAGCCAATGCTGGCTGAGTTGTTTGATTTCCAAAGCAAGGCAGATTCCGCAGTATTAGGTAACGCCTTCTTCCAGGAAGGTGCTGGTCTTGAGTACCTGAACAACTTGATGAAGCAGTACGACATCCTGAAACCTAACGGTAAAGAAGTTTCAGCTGAATTAAAGAAATTCATCAACGAAGGAACTGACTTCTTTGACCTTGACCGTGCAATGGCAGAACGTGCATTAATACTTAGGCGAGATAAACGAGACATCGGGCTTCTAGCTGCGGCAGCAGACCAGTGGCGTGAGTGGCCCATTGATGATGCTGTTGATTTCCTCGCAAAGGCAGATGTTGTCGTGTTACATGCCGCTAGTGAAGCGGCAATCGTCGAATCTGTAAAGCGATTGGGCGTTGCCCCAGCAGCAGGTTGGGCTTCTAGAGGTGCAAAAGAAGGGTTTGTTCAGCTGGAGAGTGGGGGTCGTTTGTTGCAGATGTTCCCTGCCGACATGCACTTCGACCCAGAGGTTGCTTCAATGCTTGTCAACTTGGAAAAGCTGAGCACTAAAACAACTGAAATCAACTCGTTCTTTACCAATGTGTACGACCCAATTCAGCAAGCATGGCAATTCGGTATTACACAGCTACGTCCTGGGCACCACTTGCGTAACTTAATTGGTGACGAAACAACTACTTATTTTGCTGAAGGTACTAAGTATCAAATACGTTCTGCAAAAGATGCTTTTAAACTTCAAGCTATTTATGGTCAATACGACAATACTGACTTCCTTCGCATGCTTAATCAAATGGGGGATGTCACTATCCCTAAAGCTGGCGATGTTATGGTCAACGGTAAGTATGGAGAAATAACCGCTGCTACTCTTGCTGAAGCTATTGCCCGTAACGGTCTTCCTACATCAAAAATTGTTGATGACATTTTTGATGCAGAAAGTGCTACAGGAAAGATAGCCAAAATAGCTCGTGGAGTTGTGTTCCAAGATACTAAACTTGGAGAGTTTGTTGGTGGGGTATCTGAAGCCCGTGACCACTGGTCTCGCATGAAGCACTTTATGCAGATTATCCACAAAGAGCAAAACGCTAAGGTCAAGCGTTTTAAGACTACTGAGGAATTGTTTTCCTACGCTTCGCAACGAGTACAGAAGTTTCACCCTGACTCCACTACTTTGTCTAAATTTGAGCAGAAGTACATGCGTCGTCTTGTACCGTTCTATGGTTGGATGCGTGGAGCTATCCCCGCCTTGGTTGAGTCGGCATTTACTAATCCTGGGCGAATCACATCAATTAACAAGGCAAGCTACAACCTCGCAATCGCTATGGGAGTTAACCCTGATTCGTTGTATGACCCATTCCCAGAAGACCAGTTGTTCCCTTCATTCCTTACTGATAAGGTTCAGGGCCCTCAATTCCAGGTTGATGGGAAGTACTACAGCGTAAGTCCTGGAGTTGTGTCGTGGGACATCTCTAATCAGTTCCTTGCTGACCCACTACGAGGTTCTATTGGCTCACTGAACCCTATTCTTCGTATGCCTATTGAGTTGCTTACAGGTAGTTCTTTGGGTACTGGAGCACGAATTAGGGATACTTCTGATTATGTTGATTCCGCTATTCCTGGGCTCAACTACTTGGCAAGTGTTTCTGGATATAGCCCGACAGGTAGCCTTGTGTCGATGCTTCAGGGCATGGGACCTGACCCAATGGCTCAAGTTTTGCTGGGTAATCGTACAGACACTTCAGCTGCGTTGTCAGCGGTCAACTGGCTGACAGGTTTGGGCATATCAGAGTACAGTAGACCTAATTACATAAACCTTGCAGAAATTGAGCGACGTAACCGCGAAGCAGCGAAAGCGAGTATCCGAAGTGCCTACTAATCTTGAACAACAAGCCGCCGAGTTTTCCCGTCAACAGCAGGAGCAGTTCTTTGCTAACCCTGCTACGACAGGTAACAACACGTTCATGCCTGGATACCGTGCTGTGTCCCAGCAACCTGTGGCTGTGGATACTCCGCAGACTAACCAGTCTTATGCTTACCGTGCATTGGACAATGTGCAGAATAGCATTGACCAAATCAATTCTATGTACGCTTCCAACATGGAGTTGGCGCAGCGGCAGGCAGCCCCTCAACTAAACGCTCAGTCTCTTGATGTTAGTACTCCTGAGACCCGAAGTGCTGCGTTGCAGTATTCCTCTGGCATTCCTGTCGGAGGTACTGGAAGTGGCAAACGAATTGACTACAGTACGCTAAGTGCAGCACGTCAGAAACTTCTTGGTAAAGCTCAGTCTTACGTTGGTAGCCCCTATGTCTTAGGTGGTACAACCAAGCAGGGTATTGACTGCTCAGGCTTGGTAATGAACGTCTACAATAAAGCTGGCTTTGATGTGGGCCAGCACAGCGCCACTTGGCAGGGTCAAAACATCCCTGGAATTCGCACCACTATCGATAACCTTCGCCCTGGCGACCTTGTAGCCTGGCGTGACGGTAGCCACATTGCTGTCTACGCAGGTAACGGACAGATTATTGAAGCCGCCAACCCCAACGTAGGTACTGTACAACGCAAGATTTGGGCTGACCCTAGCGAACTATTTGGTATCAAAGTACGGCTTCCTGGCGACCTTGCTGCCCGTAAGCAAGCAGAAGCTGCAGCCATTGTAGCCACTATTCGTAACAAACCTCCAGCAGTTGCTGACCGCATGTCTGGAGAAACTATCGTTAACCGTAAGCCCAGCACCTCAACCACTGCTAACAAGAAGTCAGCTATCTAATGACTGGGGAGCAATTTGACGCGCTCGTCAGCGAGTACGGCTGGATTGCTGCCGTTTGTATAGTATTCTTTGGATTCTTCGTAATGCTGGGGAAAGCGTGGAGTAGTATCGTAAAGTTTGTCAAAGTAGTAGATATTCTTATTGACCTGCCCGATAAGTTGCAAGCTATTGAGGATAGAATTCAAGGCATTGAGCACGAAGTTACAACAAACACTGGAACTAGCATCAAAGATGCTGTCAGGCGTATAGAAGAACGCCTTAATAAAGAGGTTTAGGCTTTAGGAGCCCCTGCGTTTCTAGGTAGTAGTATCCGTGGTTGTAGGCATCGACATCGTGCGACTTGCTGTGGTTACTGGGACGCTTTACACCTGAATGAAGTTCAGCTATAGGCAACACGTTTGATGGTTGCAGTACAAACTTGGCTTTATATTCCTTAGCAATAAGTTTTAGGGCTCCGATTACTTGCACAGCTACGAATCGGCTTCCTGTCTGGGCTATCTGTCGCCCTCCGCGTAGCCTGTAATCCTCGCAGACAATGACCTTAATGTTTCCCGTGAAACTATTGAGCTTCTCTAGGAGTTCTTCAAAAGGTAGGGCTTCTCGCGCTATAAAAGTGCCGTCATCTTCCCAGTACGCTATTCCTGTCGTGTCGCCTGGGTCTACGCTTAGAATCATTATTCTCCTGTCCAGTAGCCGACATCTACTGCAAACTTGACATCAAACTTGGTGTCGCCTGTCACAGCGTCTACGTTCTCCATTACAGCACGGATACGCTCCATGTACTCATCGACAAGCTCAGTCTTGACCTCGAAGGTGATGGAGTCATGTACCTGCAGAAGCATGTGGCAGTTCTCGGACTCCAGTTCTTCGTAGCATCGCACCATGATTCGCTCTACAATGTCTGCCGCACCGCCCTGAATAACTGAGTTCATGGCTTTGTAGCCATCGTTCTTGTCCTCAAAGTGACGCTCACGTCCAGTCCAAATCTTGATAGTGCCTGTGGCGTTGACCTTCTGAGTGCATCGTTCATTGAGTTGGCGGAACTTGGGGTAAGTGATGAAGTAGTTTTCGCGGATGCGTTGCGCTTCAGGCTTAGTTACACCAAACACGTCCATGATTCGTTTCTCGCCAGCACCGTACTGCATTGAGTACACAAGGGTCTTTGTATCCTGTCGGGATATGCCCAACTGCTTTGACATCTCTGTAAAGATGTCTCGACCTTCGTTGAATACCTTTTGCAGTTCAAGTTCTTTGGCGTAGGCAGTAGCCAATCGGAGCTCAAGCTGGCTGAAGTCAGCGTTGACCAGCGTGTAGCCTTCTTTGGCGATAAAACATTCCTTGACTTTACCGTTCCACGGCTTGTCGGATGCCTTCGGAATCTGCTGAAGATTAGGCTCGGAGCAGCTCAGGCGACCCGTAGCGGTACCGTGAGTCTTGTAGGAGCACCGTAATCGACCATCAGTATCAAGTAGCTCCAAATAGGGCTTGTACGCGGCGCTGACGGCTTTCTGCCAGCCTCGGAACTCTTTGATGTGTTTAGCAATAGGAGAGTCCAATTTCTCCAGCATTGTGTCGTAATGCACCATAGCCATCTTGTCGAACGAAGGCTTACCAGTCTTAGGGCTTTTCTTCACGACAGGGAGACCAAGGTCATCAATCAACAGTTTCTTCAGTTGCATAGGCGAAGCGGGGTTCATCTTGAGTTCTTCCTTGATGCGCTCCATCTCGGCTTCACCCTTATCAACATATTCTCTAGCGAGTGACTGGTCAATCATGACCCCACGCCTACGCATAGCCAACAAAACACGAATCAGGGCTTGTTTATCTGACCAGATGCTCTCTGGCAGAGCCGCCCACTCTTTCATGCCATTGAGTTTGTCCCACACACGCCACGTCAGCTCAGCATCCGTAACCGCATAGTTGTACATCATCTCAGGCGTAGTGTTCAGCCAACCTGTCTTCTTTTCTTTCTCAAGAATCGGGTCATAAACTTTAGATGCTCCGTCAAGGTAGTACTGCGATAGCCCGTCGAGTCCTTTGTTGAACGGCTTATTTTCGTTTATCAAATGTGCCATGGTACAAATGTCCACAAAGTTAGACTGGTCTACATGAATACCGATGGTATCAAGGCTCAGGATGTCGAACTGAGCGTTGGCGAACACGAGAGTAAGATTGTCCCTCTCAAGAACTTCTTTGAGAAGAGCAAGGGTGTCGTCCCCATAGTTGTCACCTACGAGGTGCCTAAATGGGAAGTAATGACTGTAAGCCTCCCCGAAGAGGACAGTGGCAATGGAGATTCCTATGCAACTGTCGTCCCCACTGGAGACTTTGAGACCCGTAGCTTCAGTGTCTATGGCAAGGACGACCTGCTCAGTGTCGCGGATAAACTTGAGGATTGTCTGACCCTGTTGCTCAGAGCTCAATGTCGTCCTCCTCTTGCTTGAAGAATTGCGAGTGAATCGTAGACAGGTCGAGGCTGAAACCAAGCGTGTCATTGTCTCGTGCCATATTGAATGAATCAATGGTGGCTCCAAGACGGTTCTTCAGCATGTCTACTGTGAGCAAGCCGCTTTCCTGTGTCTTGAGTGAGACTACAAAATCTACGTCAGTAGTGATATAGGTCGAGCCGTACACATCGCTGAGCTCCACACCCTTCTTCTGCCCATCGTTAGGCTTCTTACGGTTGTGGTGAATCATCAGCATCGCGCATGAGTACTTGTTTCGTACTATCGACAGGTAGTGCACAAGGTTCTTGACTGCTTGCTCGTCGGTCAGTTCTTTGGATGACACCTTCTGAAGCGAGTCAATAATGAGGATGTCAGGCATGTGCTCGTCCATCAACTTATCCAGAAACACTTGACCTTCAGGCGAGTCGAGGTGGATGGGCATACCGAAAGGAGCGACAAGGAAGTTGCGGTTAAGTTCCCTCTTGTCGGGATAGCCCTTGCCGATTGTGCTCATGAACAAGTTGAGAGGAGCAGCTCCCATCTCCAACGACAGGAACAATATCTTCTTGGAGCCACCGCTGTTGTGCCATTTCAGGAAGTTAGGCATGCCAATGGCAAGGTGTGCTCCCACGGCAATGGAGAACTGTGTCTTACCAGTGCCAGGGAAGCCTGTGATGAGCCCAAATCCGCCTTGCGCGAGGAGCCCGTCAAGAATCCAGTCAATCTTGAATTCAGCGTCTACAAAGTCCTGATAACCGTAAACGAGTCGGCTCTCACCCATGACGGGTGCTGTCTGGTTGGCTGACTTAATAAGGTTAGTGATGTCAACCTTGTCAAGCGAGTTGTAGCCATGCTTCTGTCGTGCACGGTTGATGAAGTCTGTGAGTCGCGTGTTGCGGTCACGACGGTTCTTATACTTACCCCAGCGGTCATCAATGTCGTACAACATGGATGCAATCTGCTCGTCAGTCCAACCCATCTCAGCACCCATGTGGGCAAGCTCAGACATGGCAAACGAACGGTCACGCTTATCGGGACCAGTGAACTCAGAAGCGGGACGATTGAACTTCTCCAGCATCTCAGGTGTCCACTTGGCAAGTACCTTTACCTCGTCAATCGGAGGGAGGATACCGAACGCAAGTGATGTGTCTACAAGTTTACGAACCGAAGGGATATGAGCGAACGCATCAAGGCTATAGATTTCGCTCAACGCTCCCACTCCTTAATTACGACAGGCAGGTTACGCTTGTGGTTAGTTGTCCAGATAGGTCGAAGAATCTGGTCAGCATCCCAACCTGACGTATCCGCATGCATCACATAAGCAATGGCACGGTTACGGTCTTCGAGTACCTCGATGTCGTCAAGGAAGTTGTCAAGTTTCCAGTAGCAGTGGTTGTGTCCAGGGAGTGACGACTGCACAATTAATGTCGGTGCAGGGACGTACAATTCTCCCTCAATGGGGTCAGGCCATATCTCAGGCGCGTTGCCATCGAAATCAGCCCACAGTGTCCAACTACCCAGCACGTTGTCCTTGGCGGGGTTAGCCGCCTTGAACAGTGCAGGAGAGAAGAACACGTTGGCTTTGATAGCTGACCACTTGAGCGTGTGCTTGATGATGCCCTCAACCTGTCGAGGCCATGCAAACATGAACGGAGTCCATTTGCCCTCGTGCTCGACAGGGAGATAAGCGTATGTCGGATTCTCACTAACGGGTTCTGTGCCCCAGAGGTATGTGTAGAAATCACGAAGTTCTTGTGTTGCGTCCACGAAGTTTGCCTTTCGAGAACCCGTCCCCCCTGGAAAGGCATTAACAGGGGGGACGGGCGGTCTATGTTCGCTTACCTAGCGAAAGGGTTTGAAGCGGAGGTTTTGGGAGCTACTGATGCCTTAGCAGTAGCGGGTGCTGATACGCCGTCACGGGCGACCTTCACGTTCTTGATGTTCTGGAACACCTTACCCTTGTTGGCACCCTTGCCCGAAGACGAGTATACCTGAAGCGTACCACGGAGACCGATGAGGTCTTCACGGTCAACACTGTTGACCTCACTACGCTCGACACCAAGGTCGAGGAGGCGAGCAACGTAGAAGCCAAGCTTCTGGCGTTCCTTGTCAGTGATGTTGTCGGGGTCAGCAGGAAGCTCGAACATTTCGCTCTTCTTCTGTCCCGTGTCGCCAAGGATGTATTCCACAATGACCCACGAACGGTCAGGGTAGTTCTGCGAGCCGTTCTTGACGAATACATCGCCAATCTCAAACTCGAAGATGCCGTCTTCAATCTCGAAGGACGGGGCTTCTATGTCACTTGTATCGATGCCGAAGTCATCTAACAATCCCATTGTCTTTTCCTTATCTCTTATTTGTTATTTATTATTCAGTCTCACCAACGAAGACAGGCTCGTCATCTTCAGAATAATCTTCAGAGACGGGGATGCCTTCATCGGGGAGTTCATCCGAGGCGATTGTAGTCGACTCGAATTCTTCGAGCCCAACGGTTTCATCGTTGAGCCAGTCGTGCACAATCTGCACGAAAGTTGCGGTGTCACACTGGAGGGGAAGCCCACCGATGCGTGACTTGGCATCGACAAGTGCGCTGGGGTGCGACTGGACGAGGCGTTCGTAGGTGGTGTTCTTACCAGAGCCTTTGATTTCGTTAGTGACGTGAGCCGTAACGTGCATCAGTTTCTGGATACCATCGTTGTTCTTAGGTGTGAAGCCAGGCTTTGTGACCTTGACCTTGCGGTGGTCAACAGTCTCGCGTTCGTGTGCTACGAGGATGATGTGCAATCCGTTGATGGATTGGAACATCTCGACAGCGCGACGACACGCATCGCCAAGGGGCTTGTACAGGCGAGCGTCAATGCCTTCTGTGGGGATTTCGTCGCGGGTAGCGCCTACATCCTCACGGAACAGCTCGTCAAGGAGCATGTCGGCAGCAGTGGAGAACTCGTCAATGATGACAGCGCCAATGTTGTCGAAGCCTTTGTCGCCTTTACGGATTGCTTCAGCGATAAGTGCGAGGTCGGAGAACTGCTGGTACTGGACGCGAACTACATCGTCGACCATGTGTGCGTGGTTCTCCAGCGACACCCAGCCTTCGCGCGTGTCGATGTACAGTACCTTCTTACCGCCTGCAATGTACTTAGCAAGCCCAGTGGCGAGGACAGTCTTGCCCGTGCCAGGTTTGCCATACAGCATGCACATGAGCGTCTTGTTGACGCGCTCAGTGCCGAGGTCAGTCATGCGGGACATAATCTCATCTAATCGTTTATTTGTGCTCATTACTCTTCCTCATTCTCAGGTGTTGTTACCGTAAACTCACGGCGTTCTCGTATCTTATATTCAGTCCGTAGCATCAACTCAACATTTCCTCCTATGAGTTCTGTCGAGCATATGGAACGGAATGAACAGGACTGGCACACCATCTTGTTAGCAACACGGTATGCTCGTGCCTCCTGCTCCTCGATAGGCAGGGTCTTCAACGCTTGAATCTCGTTGGCAACACCAATCTGTTCGAGGAACGTGGTTTTGACTCGCGCCAACGGGGGCTTCAGCATCATCAAGTGGTGCATCTGCTCAGGCGTGGGTTCTTTGATTTTGCGGGTACGAATCATGTTGTACGCACCATAGGCGATGTCGTATCCAAGGGCTCGAAGCGCACCAATGTACTTAGGGATTTGAGGTTGCAAATCGCTGGCTTCAGGCGTGTAGAAATCGTACACAAACTTGTGGTCGATAACTACCGTCTTGCCGTCAGGGTCTACAGCAATCATGTCCACGACAAAGGGGTAATGGCTATCAGTTTCTTCGTCATACAGAAGGTTGAAATCAGCCTCTACAGCCAAGATTCTCCATCCGTAAGCCACGAAGGGCTCCTGCGAGAAGTAACCCCATGTCGGGTCAAACAATGCGTGGAACAGGGCTACACGATTGTTTGCTTCCTCAAAGCCTTCTTCGACAATGAGGTCGTACTCTTTTCGGGCGGCGGTCATGGCAATGTCTACCATTTTCTTCTGACCTTCGACAGTGCTGTCACCAGAGATGACATCGTAGAAGGCTTCAAGGACACGGTGCCCAGCTGTACCCATAGCGAGGCTGTGGCTTTCGCTGATGCGTTGCAGGCTAAGCCCGTAACCGTAGTAGTGCTTACGGCGACAGAGCAGGTAGTTGTCTACCTCGCTGTGGCTTACTGTGCCCATTAGTTGTTATCCGTTTCTTGAGGAGTGCTTATGTGCTTGATGTATGTAGGGATTGCTTCTCGTACATATTTGAAGTATTGCTCTGCCATGTCATATGTGTCTTCGATATCATCGAGTGCTCTATGAGCAACTCTATCCTTAACCACGGACATGTAATCAACACCACATGCCTTCATCATGAGTCGAAGCGATGATGTGTCAAGCTGACGATGGGAGAGCATGTCCATGAGGCGGGGCATGTCACGAACCAGGAATCCTCGGTCAAAGTGTACAGAAGCCCCTGCCAGCATGACAGACACGTCCCAACCATCGTTTACTGCTTCAATGCTTTGCAAGATTTGTTCTTCAAGGTCTTCAGTGAGGAGCATGGTACCTTGCCCCTCGTGTGCCCAGATGTAGTTCTCGTAGAGCCCACTGGTCTGGTGCATTTGCAGTACATAGTCATTTTTCATGAGGCGGTCAGTTACCAACGATAAGTTGTGGCTAACCATGGAGGTCTTTCCCTCAGTCAGTTTCAATAAGTTTTCATCAGTTACAAACCATGCGACTTCGAGAATCAAATCTCGATTGAGGTCGAGCCCAGTTGTTTCAATGTCAATCCACAAGTACATGTGCCTTTTCCTTTTTATCTCATGACCTCGTTGTGAGGTTGTGAACACAAACATAGCGTACCTAATCCTTTGTGTCAACTTTATCGAGCAAATTCTTTTTAGATGCCCAATACTCTTCGTTAGCTTCAATCTCCTCAGCCGTAGCCAGCGTCACCTTGTCGTGTTGCTTGAGCTCGTACTCAGGCAACGGAAGATAGGGCTGGTCAGCAGGGGGGCGCTCGCCGTAGAACTTATTGTTCTGTGCATGCCAACGGTTGTGGCAGGGCGAACAAATACGGTGAACATTATCGGGAGCATTGTTGATGACGCTCTTATCGGGACCGTGGTGTCGGTCTCCCTTGTTCGGGCCCTTCTTGACAGGCTGGATGATATTCCCACCACAACCAATAATGGGCTCGACACCCCCGCCTGCATACTTGAGTCCAGCCCATTCGCATTTCATGTCAGCAAAGATGGGGTACATCATGGCGGCGCGTTTACGCCCAGTCGAGCGAATGTCTGTGATGTCTGACACATCGAGCATGGGGCGACCCACGCCTCGCTTCTCCTCGTCCTCATCGACCATGATTTCGGCAAGCGAGCAACAGCAGTGGACAAGCCCGTTCTCTTCATCTACAGGTGCCAAGCACTCGAAGTGCAGACCCGTAACGCATCCCCAACAGGATGAGGCAACAATGTTCACTTGTTCTCTCCCTTGATAAGTGCGATAGCGCTAGACAATACGACAACACCAGTCAGTTGAGAGTCTCGTATAGTTTCGAGTTGCATTTCCAATAGTGCGATGATGCGTTCACGCTCGCGTCGCCTGGCATGGCTTGCAACTTTGCGTTCACGCTTGTTGCGTGGCTTTCGTAGATAGTCGATAAGTGGCATTAGTTCTTTCCTTTGATAAGTGCGAACATCTTGTTGATACGAATACATCCGTCACAGTCGCAGTCCTCTGCCCAATCCCAGTTGTCTGCCAGCATTTCGTTAAGCAGCCCAATGATGCGTTCACGCTCGTATTCTTTACCTTGCTCAAACCATGCTTTGCTATCGGTCACAACATCTCTCCATTCTTCATAGCCTCAAGCATGCTACTCGCCGTAAACTCTGCTTGCTTCTCTTCGGTCATAGTATCCGCGAATTCGGACACCATCTGTTCTTTGCGGTGAATCGTGTTCGACATCCAAGTATCGACAGAGGCAGGGATACGGTACACATATACATCGTTCTCTTCTGTCTGCCCAATGCGGTCAGTCCGAGCATACGCTTGGTCACGCTTGCCAGGGTTCCATTCCTCGTCAAGGATGTGTGTGGCAGTAGCATCGGTCAGGTTGAGTCCCGTACCACCAGTCTTGTAATTGCACAACACGATGTCCCATTGGGGTTCCTCGCCACAGCCACGGAAGAAGTTACGCTTCACCGCTTGACGCATAGGTCGAGTTGTCTTGCCTGTGAGCGTGGCAACACGCAAACCTTTAGCCTCAAGGCGCTTAGCGAACTCTTCGAGCGCCGTAGTGAATTGACTGAACACTACCTGTCGTCTGCCTTCCTCGTGGATGGAGAGAATAATGTCCATCGCTTCATCGAACTTAGCAGACTCGCGTACCTCGCTACCGACAGAGAAGATGACATTGCCCTCGAAATCTTTGAGCTCGATACCGCCAGCCCACACATTCGCTTGGCGCTTGCGGGTGATGAGGGAGATGAGGTGCATGATAGTCATGGCTTCCCCACTCTCCAGCATGATTTGAGCGCGTTCCGATAACTGTCGAATAATTTTGTATTGCTTCGGGTGGCTTTCCTTGTCAATGTCAACACGAACAATGTGTACGCGCTGGACAGGCAACACAATACCCGCATCGGTTCGGCTACGCGCAAGGTAGCGACCAGCAATCAAAGGGCGAAGGTTCTCCAGTTGCCCATCACGGAATTCCATTTTGCCTGAATGGTAGTTCTGGATACAGAACGATGAGGCGAAAGATGTCTGGCTGTTGAACAGAATGGGGTCGCACAGGTGCAACAGGGCGTAAATGTCGAGGGGGGAGTTGAGCAGCGGGGTTCCTGTAGTAAAGCACAGGTTCTTGACGCTTTTGGTGGCAAGGTGGCGGTCAAGCATAAATGAGTAGCGAGTTTTGCCGTCTTCGTGGATAGTCCATCCGCACGAAGGGCATGCCTTGGCAATCTTGACGCGAGTCTTGACATCAACATATAAACCTTTGATGAAGTGCCCGCAGTTGGCGCAAGTGTTGTCAACCTTGCACAACATCTCGATGTAACGGAAGTTGGCGCTCGATATGTTCTTGAGGTTGTGTGCCTCGTCAATGATGATGGTGTCGAGTTGCCATTGCATGAACTTAGCGAGCAGGTCGTTGTCTCTGCGCCAGATTTCATAGTTGACGACAACAACGGCAGAATCTTGGGCGAGTATCTCGTCCATCATGCTGTGCCGTACTGTCGGCTTCTTCTTGTATAAGTTGTATACCTTGCGGTGCGGGGCAAGGGTCATGACCTCGCCAGCGAATTGGTCTGTGATGTCAGCCTGACACACGATGAGCACACGCTTGGCTTTCACAAGGTCGAGCCAGCCAATGCTCTGTCGTGTCTTGCCTAAGCCCATGCCATCGCCAAGTATCCAACGCTTAGCACCAGCCCCGAACAGTACACCGTCCCATTGGAAGGGCAGGATACCTTGATACCACACCTTGTCCTGAGCGATACGAGTGAACTGTTCTTTGAGGCGCTCGACATCAGCAGTAACTACCTCTGCTTGTTCCTTAGCCTCAGCTCGTTTCTCTTCACGCTCAATCCGCTTACGCTCATCACGCATGAGAGCGCGTGTGCTCGCCTCTTTCTTGTCAGCGGTAGTCAGTTCCCCAAGCAAGGCTTCGAGTTGCTTACGCTTACGCTCGCGCTCCTCTGCCTGTTGATGGAGTTCGCGCGTCAGGTCATCAACGCTTGCCATGCTTGTATTTCTTGTATTCCTTCAGCGAGGCAAAGAATCCAGTAAGGCATAGCGCCAGAAGGAGCAGGCTTGCTACTAAATAGATGTCCATTACTTGCTCTTCTCGATAAGTGCGATGAGGTCTCCAAGAGCACCATCAGCACCCATCTCGTTGTAATACACAGCCTCAAATGCTTCTTCGCTTTGCAGTACGGCAATTATTCTTTTGCGTTCGATGTCTCGCGCAATTTTTGTAAACGGTATGTTCATTACTTGTCTAACCTTTCTCTCCAGTTAGGGCGGTCAAGCCCTTCTTTGATGTCTTTGGCAAGCGACAAGAGCAATATGCCAGCCCCTCGTAAGCCTTGGGCTCGTGTCTCACGGTCATTCTGAGACTTCTTGTCGATGTCCAGCAGTTGTGGTATCAGCGCCTTAGCGTCCTCAGCCCATGTCAGCCACCCTTCTTGGGGCTTCTGATACTTCACGAGGATACTGTTAGCGTCTAATTCAGCGTGGCGTTCAGCGTAGAACTTGGCGGGTCTGCCCTCTATGACCTGTATGCGCTGTGAGCCAGCACACACGCGATAAACGGTAGATGTAGGTGTCCGAGTCCGATGTGAAATTTCTATCGCTGTTAGCGGGCGCTTAGCCTCAAGTATGGCGAGCAGAATACTGTGTTCGTACACGCTCACCAGCCCACCCCCCACATAATCAGGAGCATGGCTCCATACACCACGGCGATAAGTCCCAGACTCCCGACAATGAGGGTAAAGATTTCCCACACCTCGTCGTCGGTCATGCGCTCAGTCTTCGCCATTAGCCCGTTTCCAATCACGGTCAGGGTCGGTGAAATAGTCAGCGTCAACGGTTGTTTCATACACAAACTCGTCTTCGCAGTTCAGGCAGGTAAGCATGCCAGCCACATAGCCAGCCTCATACCCCTCCAAGTCCTCGATAGGGAAGTCAATTTCGTACTCGTTGACAACCCAGCAGGACGGGCACTCAATCTTTACATCACTAGCGCTGTAATACATTATTTGCTCCTTACATGGGCAGCGAGGTACATCAGGTCACGCGATACTGACTTGGCAGTAACAACCAGCAAGTTAGCCACCTTGTCACGGAAACGGCGTACCCAGAATCGGATAATTCTCATGCGTTGGGCTCCTCAAGGTCGTCAGCAACCTCGACAATAAACTGGCTCAACTCTTCGTTCAGCCAGTCGCTCTTGCGGTCAATGCGTCGTGCTACATCAGCCCACGGCACTTTGACATTCTCTTCGGTCAGGTTTATGTAATCTTCTTCTGACCACAAGTCCCACAACACAATGTCATCAGCCTTGTAATCACCTTTGTCTATCCAATTGGTGAGACGCTTGAGCATGTCACCATAAGTTGTTGCGTTCATTACTTTCCTTTCATCATGGGTTCTGCGTCGAGCCCGTGTCGTTTTAGTCGTGCGATTGTATTTGCTAGTGCCCTATGGTCTGATTCAGTAGTGTGTATCGCTACCAGCGACCCGTCAGGCGTTTTGATGAGGTATCCCGATTTAGTGCGTAACATCGAGACTCCGTGCTTGTGTAGTACCTTGGCTAAGGTTTTCAGGTTACTCATACTTGTTCACGCTTGACAAGTCCCAGTCAGCCAAGTCACTTTCTTTGATTATTTGGTATACCGCGTCACGGTCTACAACCTCGACCCAGCGTGTACCCCAGTCAGTTTCACCCAGTTGGGTAACGGTTACTGCGTGTTGGCTGGGCTTGTCGTAGTTACAGGTGAGCATATGCCCTACCTTTACCCCGCTTAGTGTCGTGACGGGGTGCTTGATTACTTTGTTCATTATGTTGCCTTTCGTTAGGGTGTGTTGGTCATACAGTCCTCAACGAGGACTTCGTGATAGGTGCCACGGAATTCCCAGCCAGTTTGGTATTCGAGTTGGACTATGCCCGACTCGATAGCCTCGTCAGCGTCGTGTGCGTAGACGGTAGTGGTCAGGTTGTAGTAAAGCCCGATGTATTCGACTTTGTAAAGCGTGGTCAGTAAGGGCTCTGCTTCGTAGATGTCCATAAAGCCCACTGCTTCGAGCGTCCATTCTTCGCGGTCAATGTGTAGTGCCAGTTCTTTGGCTTCTTCGGGGCTGTTCGCCTCGACTTCGATACTGTAGTTCTTGTTGCGGTCAGCCCGCACGGTGTATTTAGTCATTATTCGTTATACCCTTCTTTGTCGTTAGTGATAATGCGTAGTACCCATAAATAAGCGTCACGGCTACCTCGCGCGTAGTGCTGTTCTTGTTCGTCACTGTTCTTGATTGCTTCTTCTATCTGCTCCGCGCAATACTCTGCGCTTGTGCGTAGTATTCGGGCAAACTCTTCAAGGGTCATGCCGTCTTTAGGTGTCGTGTTCATTAGTTCTCCTTGTCGTATTCTTGGTTGCCCTCGCATATCGGGCAGAACGGGTTACAGTCGAAGTTCCCGCCGTGGTTAGGGCACTCGGTCATAGTCATTAGTTCCCCCAGACCATGTAGCGGAAACGGTTACCCGCGAGAGTGCTATTACATACCCCGCACCATGACTTAGAGAACTCCGTAAAGCCCTCACCCGTCTCCGTGTCGTGGTTAGGTGTCAGAAAGTTGTCAGCCATAAGGCGGGGGTTTTCTTCGGCGCTAAACATACAATCAATGCATAGGTCAAGGTTGCCTATCTGCTTGTCGTAGTTCATGCGGTCACCTCGTTAGCCTCGTCCGAGTTCTCGTACAGTGCTTCGTTGCGTGTGTCCAGAAGTCCAACTACTGCTTCAGTCAGTTGGTCGCGGTACCAGAAATACATGCTTGCCATGACTTGCTGAATGATAGTCCCGCCAGTGTCTGCGCCGTAGTCTTCTGCGTCGGGCATGCCTACGGCTAACCATTCTTGAGCGCAGGCGTAGTGATAGACATTCACGAGCCCATCGGCTTGTTCATGTAGTGCTTCGTCGAGGTCGTCAATGTCGGTTGCGTCGGGGTTGTAGTTCAGTATTTCTTGAGCGACAATACGGACGCTCTCTAGCAGGTCTCGCTCGGTTATTGTGTCGTTATACATTTCTTGCCTTTCGTTAGTTGTTTAGGTGGTGAGCCTTTTAGTGTCGTGCTCGGGACAGGGTGCTACTTACGCTCGCACTCTTGGCAATGAACTTTCATGTCGCCCATTATGTCAAGATAGTGGTGATGAGTGTCATCTTTACAAGTGAACATTTTGTAGCCTTTCGTTTGTGCTTGGTCGGGGTTGCCCCCGTCTTCATTAGTTAGCGTACCACACTTTTAAACTTTTGTCAAACTAGTGCGCGTGTCGTGTTCCGCGTGTCGTGTTGCGATTCCGACAAAACCCGATTAGCATGAGTCCTTGAGGGACTCATGAGGGAGAAAATGAGTCCCTTTTCTCATGCCAATTCTCACGCGGGGCGTGTTGCCCAGTAATAGCGCGGAAAAACCGTCCCGGGCTAATTCTCACTTGACAAGGTATATTTTCGGGGGTATGCTCCATCAAGGAGCATAACCCCCGAAAAGAAGAAAGAAAGTCGGGGGCTTTTTTATTGGGTCGTGCAACCCTGACCACGAGCCCTAGCCCCAAAGGGGCGGGCACGGGTCGGGCGGGTTGCGTAAGCCAGTCAAGGTGTAGCGAGTCGAGCGGATTGGAAAAAGACGGATACAGGGGTAATCCAGTTCGATACCCACGCCCCGAAAAAGCGGGCAGACAGTTTGTCTATTTGATTCCATTGTTGGGCACGACAAAACCCCCCTTTCGGGGGGCTCTGCCTTAGCGTACTAGGGTTTAGGCGTATTCTTCGACGCTCTTAGCGCCGTAGCCGACCGTGTTTCCGTTGTAGTCGCGGATATTGCGGGTAGTGAATTCTCCCGAGGTGGCGAGGGCGTCTGCCAAGGCGTAGAGTGCTTGTGCAACTTGCCAAGGCTCTAGCATTGTTTCGTTGCCTAGTTCGATTTCGATTTTGTATTTTTCGATTTTCATTTCATGCCTTTCTGTCGTGTTGTAATCAGTCTGCCCGAAAGCAAGCGGTCAGTTCGTCCATTTGATTCCAGATTTGAGGCTTGAGGCACCCCGAAGGGTGCCTCAAGTTTTACTCAGTATCCAAGCCCTCCGCCATGGCGCACTCTACACACTGGCTCTCAGTAGCCGACATCGACTCGAGAATGGGGGCAAAGCACTCATCGCACTCAGCCAGTAGGGTGAGGTCATTGCCCTCGTAGCGGGCTAGGCGGTCGCCAAAGAAAATGACTTTGCCCGCGTCAATCAGTTCCTGTAATTCGTGGTTCACGGTGAACCCCTTTCTGTCGTAGCCAGTCTGTCAGGGAGCAGACAGCCAGTAAGTCCATTTGATTCCAGATTTGAGCGAAGCGAAAAAAGAGAGCCCCCGAAGGGGCTCTCTCCTTCCCTAGCCTTTGACTGCTTTTCTCGTGGCCTCAAGAATGATTTTTTTCTTGGTCGTTTTGGGCAATTCGTAGAGGCCCAAACCGATTGCTTTGAGAGCCTCGTCAATGGTGTCGAGCAATTCCCAAGACCGGAAAAGCGCGTTCTCCTCTTCGACGGTGAAGTGCCAGTAGTCTCCGTCTGAGTTGATGACTCTAGAGGGGTTGCCCTCTAGGTGGCTGGAGAGAATGTACGCGATGATTCTCGCGTGTTCCTCTCTCGTGGGGGTGATGTTGATGGTGTCCATCGTGTGCCTTTCTTGTCAGAATTTCTGACTACCTACAATCTACGCGCAGGCAGGCAGTCAGTTAGTCCATTTGATTCCATATGAAGTTAAAAAAATTCCCCCGACCTAAGCCGAGGGAATTTTTTTTAGGCATCGTGTCGAGGGCATCGCCACGGGGTATCGCATTGACAATTCATGACTGGCCTTTCTGTCGAATGGTGGGGGGTGGCCTTGCGACCACCCCCCGTTGATTAGTTGACGTATCCTGAGAAGGAATCGTCATCCATTTCGGCCGCATACCACATTGCGTCACGCTGGAAGTCGCTAGCGTCCATGCCCGCAACCATATCGATTGCGGATTCGATTGCTTCTTCTTCGTCGACGGCGTCAACGCTGATGGTGTAGGAGACGGGAATCGTCACCGTGAAGGAGACATCGACATCGAAGTTCTTGCGACGTCGAGGACCGCCTAGTGCTTCGACCATGTCATCGAAGATTTCGCAGTGATGGGCGCGTTCTGCGAGTTCCTGTGCCTTAGCCCAAAAATCGGTTAGGCGGTGGTCGTCTCCCATAATCTGGGTGTAGCGGAGACGGTCAATTTCTCCCCGCAGTTCTGCGATAGTTACCTGCTGGTCAGCCAATTTAGTGACGCAATCAGCGTGGATTTCGGCAGGTGGTGGTGGTGTATCAGAATCACCCGATGGGGACTCTAGGGGGGTGTTGTCTTGGTCATTCATTGTTATTGCCTTTCATTATGTTTGATTAGGGACGGGTGTCCCTAACCTGTGTTGCGTTCCCTGTGTAGTTTTCAAGTGCCTTTCGCTCTTTGGCGATAACCCCAATCTAGATTGATGTTGTATCGAGTTAGTCCATTTGTTTCCACATATAAGGGGTACCTTGGGTTTAGGGACACGCCATACCGTAGTACGCTATTTACTTTGTGTGCAAGCTGTGCTACGCTAACCATTGTGAGTAAAGCGAAGAAGAAGTGGGTGTACGCTAATCCGATTGTGCATGCTGTTCGTAAGCGCACGACAGTGCTTGCAGCACAGTTGGAGAGTAAGAGTTCACTGGAGTCTTTGTCCAAGCTGTACTTGCAGGTGGTGGTTCCTGAATCGTTTGATGAGGAGGGGGAGCTTCGTATTCTTAACTTTGATGTTGAGATGGGTGTTCTGACTTTTCAGCCTAGGGAGAAGCCGCTTGAGCTGGTTATTGGTGACTGGCTTGTGTATGACGGGCATGACTTGGCGGTTGTGTCTGACTCACATTTCACGACGCAGTACGGTGTGAGCCGTTTGCGGAATAGGAGAAAGAATGTCCGAGAAAAACGAAGTAGCCACTTCGAGCAAATCCGAAAAGGAAACGTCGACGAATACAATTTCTGGGACAGCTGGTGAAGGGCAACCTTTGTTTGCTAAGCCCATTGAACGGTTCCACTACACGTCATCCAAATACTTTGTTGCAATTGAAGATAACGAACGTGGCACGGTTGCGTTGATGCCGATTGGTTGGGTTGGGGAGCCGTCTTTGATTATTGCCAAAATTCGGTTGGAAGACCTCAAAGCATTGTTGAAGCAACTGTGATGAATGTAACAAAAAACCCTTATGTGCGGCTCCGCGAGCTATGCGGCTTGACACAGAAAGCTTTTTGCGAACGAAACGACTTCGGCAAGATGACAATGGTGTACCTGGAAGCAGGCATTTACACGAAGGTTAGCGAACGACAGAATATTGCCCTAGGTAAAGAGTGCGTTAACCGTGGGGTGGACGCTAAAAGCATACTGTCGGACGAATACGGCACGGAAAGTTTGACTGTGGCGTACATTATGTGGCGTAGCGAGCGCCGTAAAAACGCCCCTGAACGTGCAGATTTCCCCGACAAGTTGCGAAGCAGTGCTGAGGTAAGCCCGATGGCGAACTTTGTGAAAGACATGACGGGGAGCATGCAACGCTTTTGTAAGGTTGTAAAAGTGCAACCAGCCACCATCACAAGGTACGCTAAAGGTGAGACGGCTTCGATGCCCCGCGAACTTCGCACCGCATTAGAAGAAATGGGTTGCACCAACATTGTGGAATTAGCGAAAGCCCAAGCTGACTGGATACAGGAGACATTGTGAGTTTGAACACACTAATTGTTTTTGTACTAGCAACAGTGGTGAGTTTGTGGTTGCTTATGGGTAGCTACCGTGACAAATGACATTGAAGCGTTTGACGGTGGCATTGAACTAGCAAACCCTGCAGGGAAGTTTAAACAAATAGAAACCCCTGCAGGGTACACCGATTTGGCTTTTCGCAACGTGGTGTCGGCGTTTGATACGGCGTACCGAATTAATGGGCGGATACCCAGCGTTGATGAAGTAGCGATGCTGTGGCCTTCGATTCCGAAGAAAACCATTAGCGGCTTGATGCTGTCGGACGAATTCAAACAAGCGTTGGCATACCGTGGTGTCGAATGGAACCCTGAAAACGGGTTGACCATGGAACAACAAACCACACTGCTGAAACTAAGCGACCCATACGACAAACGCGCGTTAAGTACCAAACTGAAAGAACTAGGCATACCCATGCCGAGGTTCCAGGGGTGGGTCAAACAACCGTTGTTTTTTGAGATTTACAACACCTACAGCCAAAACGCCTACAAAGAAGCGTTACCCGCTTTGCGCAACCGTTTAATTAGCAACGCCGAAGCTGGAGACCACAAAGCCATTGAACTGGTGTTTGCCATTACCAACGAATGGAACCCAGCCCAACAAAGCCTGGAAGATGCGCGTGTTATTATTATGAAGATTGTTGAAGCAATTACAACCCATGTCAAAGACCCTGACGTGCGTAAAGCGATACTCACGGATATTTCCTTGTATGCCACTACAATAAGTGAAGCAGGAAGTCCTAAAACTTTGGAGGCGTAGTGGTACAGTACACGACTAAACTGAACCTGTATAAACCAGGTGGCGGTGCTTTGGGTACTAACACCCCTGACGAAGTTGCTGACATTGACAAGCTCAACGGCAACTTTGATTTGTTGGACGCTGCTTTTGGTGTAACCATTTGTACCAGTTCCACACGCCCCAGCAGCCCATATGTTGGTCGAACCATTTATCAGACCGATGACTCCAAAGTTTTGGTGTGGACGGGCTCCGCATGGGCTGCTGTCGCCGAAAGTGTGACTCCCACTAACGTGGTGACATTTACCAACAAGACTTTTACAACCCCAGAAGAAACCACTACGATAAGTGCCACAGCCGCTACGGGTGGAATTAACTATGATGCTGTAACCCAAGCCGACCTGTATTACACGACCAACGCAAGCGCCAATTTTACGCTGAATTTCCGAGGTAATGGAAGCACCACCCTGGCAAGTTTGCTCAACACAGGGCAAACCATGACGCTGGTGTTTCGCAACACAAACGGTGCAACAGCGTACTACCCGACTGCATTTAGCATTGATGGAACTGCTGTAACCCCTAAGTGGCAAAATGGGCTTGCGCCCACAGCAGGTAACGCTAGTGCTATTGATGTGTACACGTTTGTGATTACTAAAACTGGTGCCAGCACCTATGTGGTGTTTGCCAGTCAAACCAAGTTTGCATAATGCCACTAACAACCACTTTTGCGGGAGCCAGCGCACGAGGCTACGGACACACTAACGGTAACGTAGGCATACCGCTACAGTTGTTAGTTATTGCTGGTGGCGCTAGTGGGCAAAAGTCACGAGGAAGTAGTGGTGCTGGTGGTGGTGCGGGTGGAATGTTTGAAGCCACATCAGGAAGTTATTACTTTACGCTTGGACAAACGTATAGCCTTGTAATTGGTGCTGGTGGTGCAGGTGTCGGCGGAGAAAATGTTGGAAACACTGGTTCCAACAGCACACTTGAATACCACGCAGCCCCTGGAAGCGTTGGAGCTAAAACCACTAAAACTGTATATGGCGGTGGTTACGGTGGCGGAGGTGCAGGTGGTTCAGGAGGTGGAACTAGCGGCGCTGTAACAACTGCTGGTGAGGGTAACGTCGGTGGTTCAAGCGTTACCAATGCTGCAGGTGGTGGCGGTGGAGCTGGAGCCGCAGGTGGCAATGGTGCATCCAATGTTGGTGGTAACGGCGGTGCTGGTAAAGCGTCAGTAATTACAGGAACCACATACGCTGGTGGTGGCGGTGGTTGGGGAAGTAGCGGCAACGGAGCTGGTGGAACTGGCGGCGGCACTGCCTCGACACAAGGTACTTCAGATGGTGCCAATGTTGCGGCAAACACTGGTTCAGGTTCGGGCGGTAAAAATAACAGCACAGTAGGGCCTGCTACAGGTAACGGTGGTTCAGGCATTGCGGCAATTAAATACCCTGACAATTTCCCCGCGCTCACAGTTACGCCTGGTGGTTCCGCTACGGTTGTTGTTGCTGGCGGATTCCGTACCTACACGTTTACAGCTTCCGCAACGATTGGAGTCTAAAGATGGCTCACTTTGCTCGAATTGATGACGACAACATTGTTACTGAAGTAGTTGTCGTTTCTAACGAAATTGAACACCGTGGGGAAGAGTTCCTGTCGCAAGACCTCGGACTTGGTGGACGCTGGATTCAAACTTCATACAACAATAACTTCCGAGGAACTTTTGCGGCAATAGGTTATTCGTATGACGAAGCTAACGATGTGTTTGTTGTCCCTGTAACCGAAGAGATTATTTAGTGTCCTAAATAGCGTAATAATTTTGAAGATGCGCTATGCTCATAAATTATGGAAGCCAATCAATGCCTCAGTTGCTATTACGAGCAAACTACGGGCGAGATAGTAGACAGGTCTAAAAGCGCACTTGCCTGGGCAAAAATTATTGGAATCGGTGCTACCTCAGTCAAACGTCACTTTAAAAATCATTTGACAGACGAGCATCGAGAAAAAGCAAACCTACCTAAAGACTTTGAAGGCGTTAACGGTTATAGCTGGAATGTTGCAGAAACAGACTTTTCAGGAACCAGCCGACCTACCGAAGAAGAACTTACAGCCAACGATGTAGAAAAATTTATTCTGAGCAAAGGGCTTGACCCTAAAGAATGGGATTACACATGGCGTTTCAGCGAATGGGAACAAAACTCTAAAATCAAGGGACTTACAACACTTCACGCTTTCAAAGTAACGGGTAAGCGTAAGAAAAAAGAAGCGCGTGAACTGATTGACCCAGAAGAGTTCCAAGACATCTTAAAGTCATTTGTTTACAAACCTAAGAAAGTAGACACCCTTACCTCGCTTGTGCTTGTTGCGACTGATTTTCAATTAGGTAAAACTGACTGGAACGGTGGACACAAAGAAACAATCGAACAAGTACTACAGTCATTCCACAAAGCCGCAGAGTTTGCTAAAAAAGAAAAAGTTGACGAGATTGTTGTTGTCGATGCGGGAGACATTATTGAAAACATTTACAACACATCCTCACAACTAGCAACCAACAGCCTGTCCTTGCCCGCACAGATTAGCCAAGCGTTCAAACTGGTGCTAACTGGACTAAAAATTTTATCTGCAGTCACCACTGTTCGTTATGTGGCTGTCACGTCAAATCACGGAGCACACCGCCTTGGGTTAAAACAAATGGCAGGCAACGTGCAGGATGACTGGGGCATTGCTTTAGCCGACATGATTCGGGACTGCACAGAGATTGAAGTTATTACTCCTGACCCATTTCACGAATCACTTATCTTTGAAACCAACGGAAGCCACATTGGTGTCGTACACGGACACCAAGCAGGTGGCGCTGACAAGGTTGGGGATTGGTGGAAAGGACAGTCACACGGCAACATGCCCACCGCACAGGCACGAATTCTCATCTCAGGACACTGGCACAGTTTCCGAATGTACCAATCAGGTGACGCTCGCTGGGTGTTTGTTGGACCCGCTAGTGACCGTGGTTCGTCATGGTTTACTAACTCACGAGGCGAGTGGAGCGAATCGGGCATGCTTGCGTTCTTGACACGCGACAACCTTTGGGCTGACCCTAAAATCTTGTAATAGAATGTCCCAATGGACAACGACAAAATTGACACTTATTACATTCCCGTAGACCCTATGGATTTGTTACAGTGTGAAAGCTGTCAATAAGTTACTATTGAGTAATGGCCTCCAGTGACCCCACACAGACGAACTCATACTCGTCTTTTAACGGCAAGCCTGGATTTGAGGAAGTAAACGATTTTCACACCAATAGTGACGTTGATGACCGCTTAGAATCACAACACCACACGCTTGGAATTGCTCCTTACCAGGCTTCTCCTGGAGACCATATCCATGATGGTAAAAGTTCTCGAAAGATTAAGTTTTCCGATATTGAAGGTGGCATGTTTAATCTTGATGGTGGACGTGCTGACAGTGTTTACGGCGGAGTTTTTATTATTGATGGAGGAGGTATCTAATGGCAGTTATTATTCAGCTTCGCCGCGATACAGCAGCTAAATGGACTACGGCTAATCCTACGCTTGCTCAAGGTGAGCTTGCTGTCGAGACTGATACCAAAAAATTTAAAATTGGTGATGGAACTACTGTTTGGACTTCCCTACCTTATTTCACCCAGGGAGCTACTGGAGCAACAGGACCTACTGGCCCAACTGGCCCAACAGGAGCTACTGGACCGACAGGAGCCACAGGCGCAACTGGTGCCACTGGAGCCAAAGGTGACAAGGGAGATACTGGGTCAGCGGGTGCCGCAGCAACGATTGCTGTCGGAACTACAACTACAGGAGCTGCTGGAACAAGCGCTTCAGTAACTAACTCTGGAACTTCTAGTGCCGCTACTTTTAATTTCACCATCCCACAGGGAGCCGCAGGTACTAATGGTACAAACGGTACAAATGGTACAAATGGTACAAATGGGGCTGCTGCAACGATTGCAGTTGGGACCACAACAACGGGTGCGGCGGGTACGTCAGCTTCAGTAACTAACTCGGGTACTTCCTCAGCCGCAGTATTCAATTTTACAGTTCCTCAAGGGGCTACTGGTTCTACTGGGGCGACGGGTGCTACTGGAGCAACTGGCGCAACAGGTCCTATTGGCCCTACTGGTGCTACAGGTGCGGGTGTTCCCACAGGTGGTACTAGTGGTCAAATTCTTACCAAAAATACCAGCACTGATTATGACACTGTATGGGCTGCTCCTGGGGCGGCTTCGTATACAACTATCATCAAACAATTAGTACGCAACAGTTCTGGGTCTACAATGACCAAGGGTCAAGTAGTTTATATATCTGGTGCTAACGGAACTCATGCACTTGTTAGTTTGTCGGATGCGGATACTGAGGTAACGTCTTCTAAAACGCTTGGGTTTCTTGAGCAAGGCCTAGTAAACAACGCCGATGGTTATGTAATTACTGAAGGATTGCTTGACAACGTAGATACTGGCTCAGCGACTGCGGGAGACTCTGTGTGGCTGTCCAGCACTGCTGGTGGGTACGTTTTTGGGGCACCTCCCGCAGAGCCAGCACATTCTGTTTATTTGGGTATTGTTATTCGGGCAAATGTTAGTACTGGACAGATTCTTGTCAAAGTACAAAACGGTTACGAACTTGACGAATTACATGATGTGTCGGCAGGTTCACCGTCAAACGGTAATTTGCTTATTTACAATTCCAGTACAGGACTATGGACTAAAGCAGCTCAATCCACATTGTCGATTACTAAAAGCCAAGTAAGCGATTTTCCTGCCTACGGTACAACTGCAGGAACAATTACACAGGGTAACGATTCACGCTTGTCGGATGCTCGCACACCAACGACACACGCATCTACACACGCTTCGGGCGGTTCTGACCCCGTTACTCTCGCACAGTCACAAGTTACTAACTTGACAACTGATTTAGCGGCTAAAGCGCCCTTGGCATCGCCAACATTTACTGGCACACCAGCCGCCCCCACCGCATCAACTGGAACTAGCACTACTCAGTTAGCTACTACAGCGTTTGTGCAAGCAGCTATACCAGCAGATTTTAGTTACAAATCTGGGTATTACTACGACACGCAAAGCGCTACAGTCGCTACAGGTACTGCTATAGCCACAAACGAATTAGTATTTCATCCATACCAAGTTACAGCCGCAGTAACAATTCAAAGTATCTCAATAAATGTTTCAAGTGCAGCGGGGCAATCAACATCAGTTGTTCGATTAGGCATTTATGCAGATAATGGTAGCGGTTCTCCTGGAACATTGATTCTTGATGCAGGAACCGTAAACGTCAGTACAACAGGAACTAAAACAATAACAGTCAGTCAAGCATTGACAAAAGGTATTTATTGGTTTGTTGCGTGGGGTTCAAAACCTTCAGGTGGTGGAAGTGCCGTCTTAAACACCTATAACACAGGTGGTACTATCCCAGCCACTTCTATTGGACAAATAACAGATACTTACTCAAACAGTGGCGCAACAACAGGTTATTTGTTAACTACTACTTATGGAACATTACCGTCAACATTCCCAACAGGAACATGGACTGATGTGACCTATGCAATACGAATCAAGATAAGGGCAACGTAATGACAACCAACACAATTTATGGAATCGGCGGTTATTGCGCTGATTGCACACCAGACCACGACCACCCGCTTTACAACATCATTGAAGAGACAGAGGTTCCTGACGAAGCGTGATAATCTTCTAACATGAAGATATCTAGCCCCGCACCCAAACGTACCCCTATTACTTCAGGCTTTGGACCCCGTAAAGCACCCATTCCTGGAGCAAACCCTTTCCACAAAGGACTCGATTTTGGCGGAAAATTCCGCGTTACAGTTGCTGCTAACGGCAAAGTTACTGGCAAAGGTTACAACCCCACTGGATTTGGTCACTACATCATCATTCAGCACAAAGAAGTAACCCTCAAAGGTATTATTACCTGGGAAACCCTTTATGGACACGGTGAAGTCGCATCCCAGTTGACTGTCGGAAAGCGCGTAAAAGAAGGTGACTCTGTATTTATCTCTGGTCAAACTGGACTTGCCACAGGAGACCACCTCCACTTTGAACTACACAAGCGTGTAGGAAAAACTTTTATCCCCGTAGACCCTGCCCATTTCATCCGATAGGAACACAATGCCCAACGAAAAAACTCGCGCGTACATTTACCGCATCCTCATCGCTCTTGGAGCCGTAGCAACCGCTTATGGTCTTCTGTCGAGCGAAGAACTTGCTGTATGGCTTGGTGTAGCAGTTTCAGTGCTCAACATAATGCCTGCAGCTAATACTTCTACTGACCAGGAGTAAGGTAAATTAGTAGCGTGGCTACTAAAAAACAA